CAAGAGTTGTTCCTTCGTTCTAAAGGTGGGTGGTCGCCTACTCACACAGTTAATGAAGTTGAGCAGGATGTTGATCCTGAGCTAGATGAAAGTGCAATCGACACTCTGATGGGATTGCTAGGATTAAATCAAGATGGCCACACCTCAAAGGAAGATAACCCGCAGCCCTGAAGGGCGAGGATCAAATGGCAGAGCCATTACTTCTGAAGTTCTTAGACAGTTACCCCCAGCTAAGGTTAAAGAGGTTCTAGCTGCCCTAGGCCCAATTAAAGTAGAAGAACTCAAGCATACGTGGGAGTTCTGGGCTAGAGACAATCAACTAGAGCCTGCTGGCGATTGGAACACATGGTTCATCAATGCTGGTCGTGGTTATGGTAAAACTCGTTCTGGTGTTGAATGGGTAAGAGAGCAAGTTAAACGTGGTGCTAAACGTATCGCTGCTGTAGCCTCTACCAACTCCGATATTGAACGAGTTATGGTAAAAGGTGAGTCTGGTTTCCTCAGTGTCTGCTGGAAGGGTGATAAGACCTACAAGGACAAACCTATGGGTTTCCCTGAATGGTCGCCTACCAAAAGGACACTGACATGGGAGAATGGCGCTCAAGTCCAATTCTTCTCTGCTGAAGAACCTGAACGTCTTCGTGGCCCTCAGTTTGAAATTGCTTGGTGTGATGAGCTTGCCGCTTGGAATAAAGACATAGACACTTGGGCTATGCTTCAGTTCTGTATGCGTTTAGGTAAGCATCCACGTATTATGGTGACTACTACACCTAAGCCCACTAAGCTGGTAAGACAAATTCTTAAAGACCCTAAGACGCACGTTACTACAGGGTCTACATTTGATAATGCTGCTAACCTTGCTGATACCTACTTGACTGCTGTTAAAGAGCAGTACGAGGGTACTAGACTAGGTAGACAAGAACTTTATGCTGAAGTCCTAGAAGAAGCGCAAGGCGCACTATGGACTACAGATATGCTGGACAGATGTTCTGTTAAGCACGAAGACCTCCCCGACTTTACCAGAATTGTTGTTGCACTAGACCCTGCTGTTACCTCTAACGCTGAGAGTGACATGACGGGCATTGTTGTTGCAGCACTAGATGTGAATGGTGTTGCCTATGTCCTAGGTGACTACACGGATCGTCTATCCCCTCAAGGCTGGGCCTCTAAGGCTGTCCAACTCTACCATCAATATGGTGCAGATAGGATTGTGGCTGAGGTTAACCAAGGGGGTGACCTAGTAAAAATAACTTTGCAAGGTGAAGATGAAACAGTCCCTATTAAAATGGTTAGGGCTTCACGTGGTAAGTATGCACGTGCTGAACCTATATCTGCCTTATATGAGCGTGGTCTTGTTAAACATGTAGCAAATCCACCAGATGGTGCAAGTCTTAATGAACTTGAAACACAGATGCGAACTTATGAACCCTTGGGTTCTTTAGGTTCACCTGACAGACTCGATGCAATGGTTTGGGCGCTTACAGACTTGAGCCTTAATGGTTATGCAAAACCCCAACTACAACTCATCTACAGCAGTAATAAAGGTTTAAGTAAGTGAAGTATTGCCCCTCTTGTGAGACAGAAAAAGAAAAACCCCTGTTCTCCAAGAGTTCTAAGCGATACGATGGGCTACAAAGCCATTGTAAAAGTTGCAGGTCTTCTCGTAGAAAACTTGATTACGAGAAAAACAAAGAAAAAGAACTTTCCGTAAACAAGGCTTGGGCTAATAATAACCCAGATAGTGTCCGTAAGAAAGCTAAAAATCACAGACAATCCCATTCTGGCAAAGTTTATTATCGTGTGAAGAATGCAAAAAGAAGGGCGGGTAGGTTAAACGCCACTCCACCTTGGCTTAGTGAAGACCATTTCAAACAGATAAAGGCAGTCTATGCACATGCCAAAGAGTGTGAGTTGTTGACGGGGGATAAATACCATGTTGACCACATCGTGCCGCTTCAGGGGGCCAATGTTTGCGGCCTTCATGTCCCTTGGAACCTACAAGTCCTACCTGCGGACATTAACATAGCAAAGAGCAATAGATATGGTCAATAATCTCCCAGAGGCAGAAGCAAAACTCGTTCTTGGTGTTGCAGGCCAAAATACACGACATGGACAAATCCGTGCTGACGAGTTTCTCCCAGAGCTTCGTGGTAAGAAGGCTATTCGTAAGTTCAGAGAGATGCGTGACAACGATAGTACTATTGGTGCTGTCATGTATGCAGTTGAACAAATCCTTCGTGACGTAGAAATCAAAGTTAAACCTGTAAACGACAGCGAAGAAGCACAGCGTGAAGCAAGGTTTGTCGAAGAAGTGTTGAAAGACATGGATCACACCCTTGATGACCATATCTCTGAGGCACTCTCTTTCCTATCATATGGTTTTGCTTGGTTCGAGGTTGTCTATAAGCGTAGGGTAGGCCCAACAAGTCGCAGTGACAAAAGAAAGTCTAAGTTTACTGATGGACGTATTGGTATCCGTAAGATTGCCTCTCGCGCCCCTTGGACTGTTAGTAAGTTTGATGTAGATCAAAAAACTGGTGATGTCCTTGGTATGCAGCAGGATGTCGGTGGGATGAATAACAATAACTTCATTCCTATCAGCAAATCCCTTTACTATCGTACAACCAGTTTGAATGGAGATGCCTCTGGCCGTTCTATTCTACGTAACGCCTACACTTCGTATGAATACCTCAACAACCTACAATCAATCGAAGCTATTGCTGTAGAGCGTGAGTTGGCTGGTATTCCAGTTGCTCGTATTCCATCTGAGTACCTTTCTGGTGGTGCATCTGCTGACCAGCAAGCGTTTGTGCAAAACCTATCTACAATCCTGCGGGATGTTAAGTTTAACGAGCAGGGCTACATTGTCCTACCCTCTGACACTTATCCAGACAAAGATGGTGCGCCTACAAATATCCGTCTTGTTGATGTAGAACTTATGTCTTCGAGTGGTACTCGCAATATTAACATTGACCCTATTGTACGTAGATACCAGCATGACATTGCTCGTTCTGTGTTGTCAGAGTTTTTGTTGTTGGGTTCTCAGGGTGGCTCTTATGCTCTCTCTAAGACTAAGACTGACTTGTTCCTACGCGCACTTGAGTCCTACATCCAATCAATCGTTGATGTTCTAAACAAGCAGTTGCTAGAGCGGCTGTGGCAGTTGAATGGCTTAGACTACGATCTGATGCCAATGATTGTTGCTGGTGATGTTGCACCTCACGATCTACGCGAATTGTCCTCGTTCCTGCGTAACCTTAATGGTGCAGGTATTGACGTTAGCAATCACCCAGAAGTTATCTCTGATCTTATGTCGATTGCTGAAATTGACTATAACCCTAAACTGCCTGCCCCTCCTCCCCCAGCACCAGAGTTACAGCAATGACTAGTTGGGAAAGACGTGGTTATGAGGTTCCTGATGGAAGGTTAGTCCAAGCTGAGAGAGAAATCTACAGACAGTTTGGCGAAGTCGTTTCAATCCAGAATAAAGCAAAGTCCCTAGTTAAGTTTGGTAAGTCTGCTGCTCTTACTACAGGGTCTTTGCAAACAGTTTGGACAGTGGGTGGTAATGAAACCTACGTCTCAACAAACACTATTGATAGTATCTCATCTAGTGCCATTGCTGACACACAAGAGATTTACATTGAGGGCCACACTGTTTCAGGAAGTGGTGAGGATCAGAAGTTTACTTTCGTTTCTCAAGTGGTATCTTTGAATGGCAGAACAAGAGTAGCACTACCTATTCCCCTAGCCAGAGTTTCAATAGCCTACAATAATAATGGTTCTCTGCTTACTGGTAGGGTTGCTGTGTATGAAAATACTGCCCTTACAAACGGCATACCCACTGATGTAAGTAAAATTCACATTGACATCCCCCTTGAGCTACAAGAATCCTTTAAGGCTGCAACTACATTCAGTGACAAGGACTACTTCATACTAACAGGTGGGTTTGGCTCTGTTAGCCTTAAGCAAGCTGGGACTGCTGACTTTTATGTAGAAATACGAGAGGCAGGTAAAATCTTTCGTCAGGTGGCTGCAATCAGTGCTACTAACGGCTCTCCTTGGGCAGTTGAGTTAGACCCAGCGGTTATCATCCCTAAGAACTGTGATGTTAGGGTTAGGGTAGAAAGTAGTAACAACAATGTTGTAGTATTTACTAGTTTCAAGGGCTACTTAGCAAAGGTGATACAATGACAGAGCTTCTTAAAGCCCAATACGCTAATGACATCTTTACTACAGAGATGGAAGCTGTAGCCCGTAGCTACGATATAGGTCTAGGTGGATATACTCACGTTTCCGAATATAACGGACAGGCCGTTTTTATGCCCGCTGAGAGCCATGAGGCTTATTTGGCATACTATGGCGCTGAAGACGAGGAAGACGAGCCAGAGACCCCTTCCAGCGAGCGTATGGCCATGTTGCAGATGGTGATACAGGAACTCCTGAAAGAAGATGTTCAAAAGGCTGAGTATCAGGGTAAAACTGTTAGCTTGAACAAGCCTCGCCGTATCCAAGATGGCAACAAGAAGTTTGAAGTGTTCGTGCAAGATGGTGACAAGGTTACGAGAGTGACTTTCGGTGATCCTAATATGCAGATCAGACGTGATAACCCAAAGGCTCGTGCAAACTTCCGCGCTAGACACTCCTGTGACACAGCAACAGACAAGACTTCAGCTCGTTATTGGAGCTGCCGTTTTTGGGAAAGTGATGATACAGTGAGTGAGCTTACTAAAACTGACTTTGAATCCCGTGGTGAAGTCACCAAGATGGATGATGAAAAGCGTATTGTCTATGGCTACGCCTCTGTCATCTCTAAGAACGGGGAGCCTATCGTTGATCGTCAGGGTGACATTATCACTGCTGAAGAGCTTGAGAAAGCAGCCTCGGAGTTTATGCTCAGTAGCCGTATTGGTAAAACCATGCATTTTGGGGAACCCACTACCACAATTATCCACTCTTTCCCAATGACCGACGAAATCAAGAAGGCTTACCAGATTGAGTCTCCTTACGAGGCTTGGCTTATCGCGGTTAAAGTCCATGATGATACAACTTGGAACATGGTAAAGAGCGGAGAACTTAAGGATTTTTCTATTGGCGGAAAAGCTACTCGCCGTGAACTGTAAAGTTTGCAAAGGTTGTGAAGAAGAAAAAGACTTTTGTTGTTTTACTAAAGACAGTCAACGCAAGTTTGGTTTATCCCTTTATTGCAAGGGCTGTCAGAGTAAAAGACGCAACAAGAGCTACTCTGCAACTTATTACCAAAAGAATAAAGATGCTTACCGCGAGAGGCTTCAAGATTGGCAACGTAATAATCGGGATAAGACTAGGGCTTATTGTAAAGACTATTACGACAAGAACAAAGACTCTGAAGTTTTGCGGGCCATCAATAAGAGACAAGCAAGGCGTGGTAATAAATTATCTCTAACCGCCTTGCAAGAGCAGCAAATTAAAGATTTCTATTGGTTGGCTAAAGACCTTACCGCAGTGTCAGGTGAAACCTACCATGTAGACCATATTGTCCCACTACAGGGCAAGAACGTCTGTGGCCTCCATGTCCCTTGGAACCTCCAAGTCCTACCCGCAGACATTAACTTAAGCAAGGGTAATAGATATGCCGACGATGCTTGAAAACCTAAGGCTTGAAGAGGTGTCCCTAGTGGACAAGGGGGCTTCTATCGGAGCGCACATTACTCTCTTCAAGCGCGATAATTCCGAAAAGGATGTTAATAAAATGGATGAAGATATGGAAGCCAAAGTTAAGGCTTACATGGAAGAAAAGGCTTGCGGTCGTGATGAAGCTA